GCTGCCGTCGCGCTGCCCGTCGCCGGCGCCGCCCGCGGTGCACGCGGCTGGCTGGGGATGGCCGCCATCGCCTCGCCGGCCATGATGCGCCGGTAGTCCGGCTCGTTCGGCAGCACCACGCGGTCCAGCCGGTTGCTGTCGCTGTAGCGCGGGTCGGAGGCCGCCTCGACCTTGATCTTGGCCGCGAAGGTGATGCCGTCGAGATCGGCCAGCCCGCGCAGCACCCGCTTGGCCCGCGCCGCCTCGCTCATGTCCTGCGGGTCCAGGCCGCAGGCGCTGTCGATCATGGCGCGGAAGATGCCCTTGTTGATCTTCCAGGCGATCGACACGCCCTGCTCGTCGACCTTGCCGCCGACCACGGTGAAGGTCTGCCAGAACTTGCGCCGCGCCAGCGGACCGGCCACCACGGTGAACTCGCAGTCCAGCATCAGCACGTCGCTGCCGGGGGTCTTGGTGGGCTTGAGCAGGCCGCGGTCGAACTCGCCCTGGCCGTCGTGGCCGCCCTTGCGGAGGCGCATGGTCACGGGGGCGAAGCTGCCATCGGGGATCGGGTCGGTGCCGCGCGGCAGCTCGGCGTCGTTCATGTCGAACATGACGGTGTTCCTCAGGTGCGATGGGTGGGGAGGGGGGCGGTGTTGATCTTGCGCAGCAGCGCCGCGAGATCGGGCGGTTCGGTCTCGTCCAGCCGGCCGGACCTGTCCTTCGCGGGCAAACTGAAACTGTTGCCGGAGCGGCAGACCAGGCGGCGCTCGGTCCCCTTGTCGGGGTCGTGGCGCCACCCTTCGCCGTCGCGGGTGAACAGCGCCATGGAGATCACCTGGTCGACGATGCCCGGCAGTTCCCGTCCGGCCTTGCCGCCTTCCATCTGCGGCTGCCAGGTGACGCGGCCGAACTCGTCGGTCACCTTCTCCAGGATGCCGACCATGATCGTGGTCTTGCCCGGCGCGTGCTGCAGGTGCTTCAGCAGGCCGATCACCTCGCGGGCCATCAAGCCGTAGGCGCCGCGGATGTCGGGCTTGCCGGTCTTCTCGGAGAACGCCTCCGGCCGGGTCTTGGCCCAGGCCATGGCCTGGCGGGTGAGGTCGGTGATGCTGTCCAGGAACACCACCGACTTCCCGGCAATCAGCTGCACCAGGTCGGGGTGGTGCTGGGCGAGGTGCTGGTAATGGGCCTGCGAGAACATCGTGCCGTCGGCGGCAGCGGGGTTCAGCCCGCCGACGAGGCAGGCGATGTCGATGGCGTCCTCGAAGCACCGCACCGGAATGCTATCCCCGCGCCAGTCCTGCACCGACTTGAGGCCGGCCTCGAGATCGATGCACAGGGTCTCGCGCTCCGGCAGGTGCTTGAGCAGGGTGGTCTTGCCGACGCCTGACGGCCCGAACAGGGCGATGGTGGTCTTGTTGGCGGCAGAGGACAGCCGCTCGTCGGCGGTGACGATGCGCAGCGCCATCACACACCCCCTTCCGCGCCGGTGAGCGTCAGCTTGAAGGTGGCCTTGCCGGTGCGGACGGTGCGCGCCGCGGTGAACGCCGTGCGGATGTGCTCGGGCCAGGCGGTGTAGGCGCGCTCGGGGACCTTGTAGGTCACCTCGACATACTCGCCCGGGTCATCGCCGGCGGCGCGGATGCGCTCCACCACTGCGGCCAGCCGCGCCTGGTCCCATTCCACGCGCTTGGGCAGGTCCGCGACGATGGCGACGTCACCATCGGTGAAGCGGACAGAGCCGGTGTCCTTGCGCTGCTCGGCGCGCAGGGCGACGGCACGCTGGCCGTAGCGGGCGGCGATGACGCTCTCGATCCAGTCGCGGTTGCGCTTGGCGTCGTCCAGCGCGGTGCCGGCATCCTCCTGCAGCAGCGCCAGATGTTCGGCCGGCAGGGCGAGGACCTCGTCGACCGGCAGACGCAGCATGTCGTCCAGGCGCGGACGGTTCGTACGGACGTGGTTCATCACGCGACCTCCCGGTCAATGCGCCGGGGCTGCCTGCAGACGATCGCCAGATAGGCACAGCGCCCCGCATCCACGCGGCGCTGCACCAGCGTCACGCGGCCGGCCAGGAACAGCCGCATCGCGCGCGTGGCGATGGCGTTGAGCTCGAAGCGTCGATCGTCGGGCAGGTCGGATACGACCCTGGTTCGATCCCGCGCCAAGTGGCCGACGTGGTAGATGATGACTTCGCCCACAACGGCGTCCGACAGGCGATCGACGAACGCGTTCTCGGTAAGGACAGCGATCGGCTCTGGTGCCGGTGCGGGGCGCGAGATGCTCGGGGAGGACAGCTCCGCCGCGGAAATGAATGTGATGTTCATCGACTGGTTCTCCGTTGAAGACGTGGGCCGGCATCTGTCCTCTACCGGGCGGGCCACGGATTTTTCTCAGGGGGGGGTGGTGCAGCGCCGGATGCCGCCGTGGGGTCGCAGCCCACTCGCCCGCAGCCAGCAGCGCAGGTCGGCCAGGGCGCGGTAGAACCCGGCTGTCGACAGTGCGCTGCGCTGCTGTGCCTGGCCCACGTCGCCCGTTGCCACCAGCAGCCGCAGCATTTCCTGCGGCGCCGCTGGCAGTTCGTTGGTGACCCGCGCGAGATCCAGCGCGAGGTCGGCGTCTTCCTGGTCGAGTTGTGTGACCGATGCCCCTGCGGGAAAGGCATCGATATCCAGTCCCTCAAACGCCGGCTGAAACGCCTCGCGCAGCGACCGTGCACGGTCGGCAATCACATGTCGCGCGACCAGCCCCACATACGCTGCCCAGGTGGCGCGCTCGGGGTTGAAGTGCCGGCAGCGCTCGATCAGCACGATCAGGATGTCCTGTTGCAGATCCTCCCGGTCGGCGCGCGTGAGACCCAGTCGCCGCACACCGCGCGCGGCTTCCTGCCGTGCGGCAGCCAGCGCGACCTCGAGCGTTTCGGTGTCCCAATCGGACGCCAGGTGGCGGCATTCCCGTGTTGTCTGCATGACGTTTCCTGCCTCTGCGTGTTCATCGCGATGGCGGGAACCCAGCATGGCCAGGGCATCGGAATTTAGGCGCAAACGGCGTAATCCGGCGGAAGTCACCACCGGCGGAATCACATTATCGTTCTATCACAGTGGGTTACGTGTCGCGCAGGCACCGTCGGATGGGGCAATCCGGCGCAAAGGGCGAATTCCGCCGGCAGGACAGAAAGCCTACTGGACTCCGAATGCGAAGGAACATATGAAGAACGGACTCATGCACGGATGACGCAACGCACGGGAGGCGCTGACCATGCCCATCGAACTCAACTATCCCGCCAGGGCCGCCTCCGGTGCGCCTCAGCCCTTGCCGGAGGAGGCGATCTGGCTGGTGGCTCTCCGGCTACGCCGCGCCATGCTGGGCGACCGGAACGACCTGGCCTTGTTGGCCGACACCATCATCGACACCGCATCCAGGCTCGTGATCAACGGCCGCGACGTGACAACCACTTGGGAGTTCCGGCACGCAGTCCATGATGGCTGCGGCCGGCCGGTTCTGGGTGCCTGCGAGACCGATCCAGATGCTCCCGGTATCGCCATGGTGTCGGTCAATCCCAACATGGTGGCGCATCGGCCGGACCTGACACTCAGCACGATGGCGCACGAGCTGGGCCATGTGGTGTTTGACGTGCCGATGGTGCTGGGTGCCGCCGGGCGCCATTTCCGGTCGTACACGGTGAGTCCCGGCGCGCTGCTGCTGTCGAGCAACGCGTCGGAGCGCCGCGCCAACGAGTTCATGGGCGCGTTGCTGGTGCCGCCCGTGACGTTGCATACGCGGCTGCTGGCATTGGCGCGCGCCGAACGGGCTCGGCTGGTACGGGCGCCCCATTGGGGACGGCCCGCATCACCCGTGCTCGCGGGCGACAACCCGCCCGACATGATCGCCGGCATCGTGGCCGTGGCAGCCAGCGAGTTCGGCGTGTCGGACCGGTTCATCGCCGTGCGCATGCAGCGCTACCGCCTGCTGCAGGAGGCGCGGTCATGAGCTTTGGGGCAACGATCCGTCAGCGTCGGCACGAGCTCAATATCGGGCTCAACGAGTTCGCCGAGCGCCTCGGCATCTCGCCGACCTACTGGTCGCGGATTGAGCGCGACCAGGAGAAGCCGCCACGGGACGATCTGATCGAGCGCGCCGCGGCGATCCTCGGCGTGCGCATGGACGACCTGTTCGTCGAGGCACAGCGCCTTCCGCCAGATATGCGCGAGAACATGGCCAAGGTGGTCGTGGCGTATCGGCGGATGCGCACGAATTATCGCAGGTGATGAAGATGAGCCACGTTCTTCTCCGCAAGCCCTTCCATCGGATTTCCGAGTTGTTCTCACGCTGGTCGGTCACGGACAGCGACATCGCGGCCTTTGTGCTGAAGGACGAGCTTACGCTTTCAATCGCCGTATCTCAGTTGCCGATTCACATCCTCGAGTACGAGGAGGTGGATGACGACGTCTGGTGCCCTGTCGACGAGAAGCACAGGCTCATGTCCGGGACCCTCGATCTTCAACGGGATGACGCTTGGGCCATTCTCACGCTCGGCAGCGCTGGAATCACCGACTTCGAGTCCCCGCGTGAGCGGCGCATTTCCTACGCACTAGATAGCGATGGCGCGCCGCTCCACGTTGATGCCCAAAGCCTTGTGGTGCGCCGCGACGAACTCGAGCGGTTCGAGCAGGCACAGGCGGCGGCAGCGACGAATCTACCTGTGGTCCAAGCCAGCCAGTCACCGGGCCAGGAGCGTCGCCAGAAGCGCGGCGCGCCGAGCCGGTACGATGTGGACGCGTTCTGGCGCGAAACCTGCCGAACCTTGCATGTCGATGGCGCGCCGCCGCGACAGGGCGATCTCGTGCTGCGGCTTCAGCAGTGGTTCGACCGCAAGCTCGGGTCGGGCAACGGTCCCGACGAAAGCTGGATCCGTAAGAAGATCGCACCGCTCTGGCCGGACATCGCGCCAGAAGTCCGGACTGCGCGCCGGGCGGGGTGAGTAGAACCTTCAGGTTGGGGGGGGTACTGAGAAAATCAGCGCGGCCGCCCGGTAGAGGTATGGCAGGACACCTTGCAGTGGATCGCTATGCCCCCGCCCCCATGCGCGAATCGCTACCAACCGCCCCACCTCCGCGAGATCTGCGCCATCCTGGCCGCGGGCCTGCTGCGGCTGCGCAGCCGCAGCGCAGAGGAATGTGCGCGTGACGCCGCGAAGGCCGGGGACCACGGAGAGTTTCGCCTACACGTTCTGCCCCACCAGCGCGGTCATGCAACCCGGACCAACCGGAGAGACGCATGACCAGACTGGCCAAACCCAAGGGCGCCGCGGCCACCGCCGCGCCCACCACGTTCCCTGCCATTCCGCCGGCCGACGTCCTGGGGCGCCTGGCGGCCCTGAAGACCGCGCCGGCCGCGGAATTGCAGGCGCAATGGCGCGAACTGTTCTGCAAGGAGGCACCGCCGCACAACCGCACCTTTCTGCAGAGCCGGCTCGCTTACCGCATCCAGGAACTGGCCTATGGCGGGTTGAAGCCCGAGACGTTGCGGCGGCTCGAGGCGTTGGGCGAGCAACTGGACGGTGGCAACCCCGTGATGCGGCGCATCCGGGTCGACGACAAGCCGGTCACCGGCACCAAGCTGGTGCGGAACCACCAGGGCGTCGAGCACACCGTCACCGTCCTGGCCGACGGGTATTCCTGGGAAGGGCGCCCCTACAAATCGCTGTCTGCCATCGCCCGCGCCATCACCGGCACGCGGTGGAATGGCTGGACGTTCTTCGGCATTGCGAACCGGCGGGGTGGCGCATGAGCCGCAAAGCGAAAGCCGCCGCAACGCTGGCGCCAACAATGGCCCGCAGGGTTCGCTGCGCCGTCTACACGCGGAAATCCACCGACGAAGGGCTGGAGAAGGAGTTCAACAGCCTGGATGCTCAGCGCGAGTCATGCGAGGCCTACATTGCCAGCCAGCGCACCGAAGGCTGGGTGCTGGTGCCGGACTACTACGACGATGGCGGCATCTCTGGCGGCACGCTGGAACGCCCGGCTCTGCAGCGCCTGCTGCGAGACATCGAGGCCGGCTTGGTCGATGTCGTGGCCGTCAACAAGATCGATAGGCTGTCGCGGTCACTGATGGATTTCGCCAAGCTGGTCGAGACCTTCGACGCCCACAACGTCACCTTCGTTTCGGTTACGCAGTCGTTTAACACGACGACCAGCATGGGACGGCTGACGCTGAACATTCTGCTCAGCTTTGCCCAGTATGAACGCGAGATTATTGGCGAGCGGGTGCGCGACAAGATCGCGGCGTCCAAGGCGCGCGGCATGTGGATGGGCGGGCCCGTGCCGCTCGGCTACGACGTCCACGACCGCAAGCTGGTTGTGAATGAGGGGGAGGCCGCGACGGTGCGGCGCGTGTTCGAGGCGTTTGCCACGATCGGCTCCGCCACGCAGTTGGTGCCGGCGCTCCGCGCCGAGGGCCTTCTGACCAAGATGGGGCGGCCGTTCGACAAGGGGGCCATCTACAAGACGCTGAACCTCCGTACGTACCTCGGCGTCGTGACCCACCAGGGAAAGGTCTATCCCGGAGAGCACCAGGCGATCGTGC